CGGTACAGAAGATAATTTAGATTATTGGTTGGTTAAGAATAGTTGGGGTCCTGAATGGGGTGATCATGGTTATGTCAAAATTCTGAGAACTGATAGTTGTAATGATGGAGGTATATGTGGTATTGCACAGCAACCTAGTTACCCTATTGTTTAACGAAAATAAAAAATTTATTTTTATCAGTAACTTATATAAATGCCAAAAAAAGATTATGCTTACAGAAGTACATGGAAACATAAATTCTCCAGAGCTAGAAATCTAGCTCATAGAGGAGGTCTTACAAAAAAAGAAATGATGGCGAAATATGGACGTTTCCCAAAAAAAGATGAATGGTGGGGAGTAGATGAGAATTTTGAAGAATGGAGGGATAAATGGGTATTAGCTAATCCAAAATATTAGATGTATATATATTCCATATAAATATATATATAACACATGGTATCATCCACATCCAATAATTTATCATCCACATTTCAGGTATTAACCACATATATTTTTCTTTAAAAGGATAAATAATTAAATTTATAGCTCCCATTGGTATAAAATATCCTGATCTTATCCAAATATTACCCATATCTGGAGAGAATTGAATATATATAAGAAATCCCAAGGTTAATATTACCCATAATATTAATAAGTACATATACATTATTATTACTTTATTTTAAATACTAAATTAAAATGAAATAAGTTAAAATAATCCATATGTATTAATAATATATATCAATGGAGACTACTATAGATAATCAAACAATATTATGTAATAAAGAAGATATAACTTTAGTAAAACATGGTATTAACAAATATTCGTTATCCTTGGAATCTAAGAACGAAAATATTAATTTTAGAAATATTATTAATTTTAAGTTATATACAATCATGGGTACAGTAAATAATAAAAATATTGAATCAGTAGAACTAGTCAAACAAATTAGTGAAGACAAGGCATTATTTTTATTTTTATTTAAACCATTAGGATCAGATTTTGGGATACCAAAAAAATATATGTATTTAGAAACTCAAGCAGTGGTTGTTTCTGATAATGTTATCAAATATACTAGTAAATCAATAATTAAAGATGATTTAATAAAATCTAAGGTTAGAAGATATGAAGTGATTACATGTAATGATTCTACTCTCACTATTACATTACATAATAATTCTAATATAAAAATAGAGTATAATTTTGATATAGATATTCATGAAGACTTACCTTTATTTGCACAAAATTTGATAGGTTTTATGATGAAGAAAATATTTTTAAATTTAAAATCATTTATAGAGAAAATAAGATAATAATACATATGTGGAATAAATTAAAATGCTTGTTTAATGTTTTATATGCTGTAAATATTGAAGGAATATATTATTTAATAAAAAAACTAGCATGTATTAGAAATTCTAATGACAACTGGGATACGTTTATTATTAATGTATGTAATAGATTAAAGAATAGCAATGTTTTTTATATCAAGGCTATTCAAGCAGCATCATCTAATAACGAACTATTTAGTAAAAACGTGAGAGATTATATGAAGGTAATGGCTGATCAAGTACCATATAATAAATCTGAATATGATATTCATAAATTAAAAGGTATATTAGATCAAAAAAATATTATTTTACATGATAAACCTATTGCTTCTGGTACAATTAGTGTAGTATTTAAAGCTACAGATGAAGAAAATGAGTATGCTATAAAATATAAAAGACGTGACGTAGATACATTTATAATTAATAGTATTGATGAAATGAGATTTGTCATTACGATATTAAATATACTACCATATTTAAATAAATTAAATTTATTGACTACATTCAATGAAAATACTAGGTATATTAATGAACAATTATCTTTCATTAATGAATGGGATAATATTAATACTGTTTATAAAGCTAATAAACGAGATAATCGGTATTTAATACCAAAACCTTACTATAAAGAAGTAACACAATCATATGATAACATTATCATTATGCAATTTCTAGACGGTATTAATTTAGATGAATTAAAAAACGAGGATAAGGACAAATTTTGCGAAATAGTATCAAAGTTTGGTATAAAATCTATATTTTTTAATGGATTTGTTCATGGGGATTTACATCAAGGAAATTGTAAATTTATTGTTAATAATATTGAAAACTATGATGGAGACGAGGATAGCGATAGCGATAATGATAATATAGTACCTCCTAGAGAACAATTAATTTTATATGATTTTGGAATTTTATGTAGAGTAAATAAAAAAGAACAGAGTGATATGTATAACTTTCTACAAGCAGCATTTAATGGTCAATATAAGGAAAGTGCTATGTATACATTAAATATTACTCAACCACACGAAATAAGAGATAACCTCTCTATATCTGATAAATCACAATTGCTTGACGATCTAGAATATTGGGTTACTCAATGTGTTGGTGAGAGAAAGATAGTAGGACCCAATGATATTCACGAGTTATCTACATTATTGTGGAAATACGATTTATCTGTAGCAGATTGGTTTTGTAAGATCATATTTTCGTTCGCTGTACATGAATCAATGGCAAAAGCATTAAGTGTTAATAAAACATTTCTAGAATATTCTAGTGATATGATTAAAGAAAGTCAAGAATTATTTGGACGCAATAGTTTTTAAAATTGAAATATATTAAACATAATTAAATAAAATATATAACAACAATGCCTAACTTCATTTTAATTGATGGAAGCTATTATATATTTTATAGATTCTTTGCACTTCTTAACTGGTGGAAACTAGCTAGGAAAGATGAACCATTAGATAATCCTAGTGAAAACGAAGAGTTCAGGAAAAAATTCAAATCTACATTTAAATCTAAAATTAGAGAAATATATAAAAAACTCAAGATTGAAGATCCTATTATTATTATAGGCAAGGATTGTCCTAGAGCAGAAATTTGGAGAATGAAGATATTTCCAGAATATAAAGGTACTAGAGATAATTATGAAGATAATTCTAGTACAAATCCAGGCGCTTTCTTTAAAATGGCTTATAAAGAGAATTTATTTGAAGAATGTGGTGGAACAATATTAAAACATGATAATCTAGAGGCAGATGACTGTATAGCTCTAACAACTAGATATATCACTAAGACTTATCCTAGTTCTAAAATTTACATTATAGCAAATGATCATGATTATTTTCAACTACTTACAGAAAATGTCTCATTATACAATATGAAATTTAAACAAGTCAATACTGAAAAAAACTCCTATCCTGATCCAAAAAAGAATTTATTTATTAAATGTGTCACAGGTGATACTAGTGACAATATACCTAGAATATTTAATAGATGTGGATCTAAAACTGCTGCTCAGCTATACGATGAACCTGATAAATTTGAAGCTAGATGTAAAAAGGAAGCAAGCAAATCTATTTATGAGAGAAATCGTCTCATTATAGATTTTGATAATATACCAGAACCACTAGTTGAATCTTTCTATAAAAATACTCTTAAGCTAGGTTAATTATATTTTGAATTAACATCTGTAGTATTTTTCATAAATTTTATTAATTTACTCTTATGACAATTATTTTTTATTATATCCCAATCCTTATATATTAAATCTTCAAGCGATAATCCTATTAAAAATGCTATCATAATTAATAATAATTTACTAGACATATATCTACCAATTAACATAAATAATATCACACCACCAAATGTTATAAAATGATGTATATGATAACAATTTTTCTTCATTATCAATATTAACTCTTGTAAGCGATGTGGTTTTTTTCCATGTTTAAAATTTATATAATATGCTATAATAAATCCTAAAAATGTAGTAGACAATATATTAATAATATCATTTATAGAAACTTCTAGTTCTGTTAAATATGTATTCATTTATAATACGTAGATAATTTAATTCATATCATAATAATATCCGTTACACCATTCTATTTCTAAAGGGACTTCACTACTTAACGGGCTTTTAGATGTCCACTTTTCTTTATTCATGACAGATTTGAGTTTATTTATTCTTGAATCTATACCACCAACATTTCTAGGTGGTTCATGTTTTACTGCCCATTCAAATTGCATTGATTGTATTTTATTTTTGAATCCAGAAACTATACATATATGCTCCCATCCTGAACCTTTAGATAATGTATATTTTGCACCACCTTTAATCTCACCATTATGTTTTCTTAATCTTTGTACTGGATCTGGAGAAACACCTGCATAAGTACAATTTTTGTTCTTTATAATATAGAAATACCATTCTTTATCATTTGACATTTATATTTACTAACATAATTTTTCATGAGGTAATAACTCACATAGTTTTATATTTTGCTGTTTAATTAACTCTAGTTCTTTTTTTAAAGTTGTAATCTCTTTTCTTTGATCACTAATTTCTATTGCTATATAATCATCATCATCTTCATTAATTTCAATCGGATAATAATAATGATAAACTTTAGATGCACCCCAATATCCCAAACCTAATGTTGTCTCTGCAATATAAAAAGTTCCTTTAATAAAAATATTTTCAATGATAACAGCACCTAATTGTAAAATCATATTATATATAATATATTAATTATATATAATAAATATGGCAAGTTTAAGTGAATCTAAAACATCTGAAGGCTTTCAAGCAGGAATAACACCATCTAATGATTTTTCAAGTTTTTTCAATAGTATATCAGGAGCACTAGATATGAGTGTATCAGACCCTATAACATCTATTGAACAATTTAATAGTGTAATTACATCTCTTACTGAGCATATTAAATCTAACGGTTCTGGTATAACAGGTATTAGTAAAGGTAAAATGACAAACCAAAATATAGGAGGCGTGATTATGGCTAATCTTTGTAAAAAACGGCTTATAGCATATAGGGATAATCCTAAAAGACCTAGTGATGAAGCTGAAACAGATTTAATCAATAGGAGAATTAATCAATTATTTTCTAAACAATTTGTTTTATCATTTGCGAGGTCATTACCAATGAGATCTCATGGTGCACCAGGCGCGACGACTGCTGTTACTAGTACAGCAGCCATGGCATCTGGAGAAAATGATGATGATGATAATAGTGGTCAAGGAAGTTATACATTGTTTTATAATGAATTGTTTAATCTCACATCTGGTAAATTTAAATGGCGAGGTAAAATATTAGCTCCTGTAAGTAATGATTTACAATGTTTAAGAGCAATGGGTAATTCTAGTCCATCAACCAGTGTACATGACATGCATAATATAGGTGATCTTAAATGTTATATATGTGATTGTGCAATCAAGAGAGGAATGGATAAAATGCAATGTGAACATATATTACCAATTGTTACTGCATTAGCTCATTGGTGGTTAGTAAAACCGATAGGAACGACTCCACGAATTTTGAATGATATATATAATCCTGATACTGTAAGCGCATTAAGTTATGAATATGCATGGTCTCATGCGTGTTGTAATTTAATTAAAAATAATTGGGAAATTGTCAAAATAGATGGAACTGGATGTAGTCCTGACAATAGAGGTATTACAGATATGTTACAGGCTATATGGGAAGGAGCAGGAGGTGAGCGTGGTAATACATTAAAACGTCTATTTGATTGTCATGAAGTAAATAGACTAAGCTCTGAAACGAGAGGGGTAGGTTGTTTAACCTCATTGGGTGAAATTGTAGGTAATAATAGATTTGGTTTAACAGCAAGGGGGAAGGAAGCGCGAAAAAACATCCAGACAATATTGAAACCTTTATGTGATAATATATCTACAAATATAACCCAATGTACCGACTACCAAATATATGAATTATTGACTAAATTTAAGGTGATATCAGCTATTGATGATGACAATTTTTTATCTATTTTATTAAATCTATCTACAGATGAACTGCCTAGTGAAGTTTTAAGTAGTCAAGCAGCAAAAGAGGCTGCGGATTTATGGAATTCAATTTATGTTTCTTTTCGCGATGTTAATAATGTGGCTAGCCAAATAAATAAATTAGATAAAGAGTTAGCTATAATAGATAAAAGAATAGAAAAAGACATTCCTAAGGAAATTAAAACAATTAGGAGTAGCACAACATCAAGGAATCGTGAAGAAAAAGAAAAAGAAATTGATGCACTTGAAAAAGAAAAGGTCGCTTTACAAACAAAATTAACCACACTTGACGCCGACACTCTTGAAGGAACACTTTTTATAGATTATTTATCTGCAACTCAACAAATGTATAGTAAATATTCTGATTATTTAAGAGTAAATGGATCTGCTTCCAAATTATTAGAGATGAAAAGCTCTAAAAATGTTATTAAAATAAAAGGTGTTGATATTTATAGATACGAAATACAACCACCATTTGATGAAAAATTCACTGAAGTAACTCAAGAGCGAAGAGAGG